AACGAATAAAATTGTGAAAAAAGAAAAGAATTTAAAGGACACAGAAAATGATAATAAAAAAGACTTAGATTTAAAAGAAGACGGTAAAGATATATTAAATCATCTTAAAGAACTTCAATCTAAAAATCCTAATAATAAATCAATTGAGAAGTGTATAGAAGTATACGAAATTGATATTAAGAAACAAAAAGAAAAGAAAGAAAAGAAGGTTAAAAAGGAAAAGGCAAGAAATGTGCGTATATTTAAGAGAATTCTTCGTGATAAGAATACTATGAATGATTTTGAGTTTTATGATAAACTTGGAATTGAACAACAAAAAAAGATTATTAAAGAGTTACGCGAAATTAATAAAATAACTAGGGTTGAAAAGCCATATCGTTTGACTTTATTAGAAGGCGATATTCCAGTAATATTTAAGGCAACCGCAATTAAGAAAATTAACTCGCTTCGTTATATGGAGCCAGGTTCAGGTGAATATTATAAAATTAAGAATTGGGTAGATACATTTATGAGAATTCCATTTAGTAAATACGAAACATTGCCATTATCAATAACGGATGGTGTAGATAAATGTCATGAATTTATGGAAAATGCTAAAAAAACGCTTGATAACGCAGTATATGGTCTAAATGATGCTAAAATACAAATTATGCAAATGCTTGGTCAATTAATTACAAATCCGCAAGCAATTGGTTCAGCAATAGCAATTCATGGTCCTCCAGGAACTGGAAAGACAAGTTTAGTAAAAGAAGGTATTAGTAAAATTTTGAATAGACCATTTGCGTTTATTGCTTTAGGAGGAGCAACCGACAGTAGTTTTTTAGAAGGTCATGGATATACATATGAAGGTTCAACTTGGGGAAAAATTGTTCAAATATTGATTGATAGTAAGTGTATGAACCCAGTAATTTACTTTGATGAGTTAGATAAAATTAGTGATACGCCAAAAGGGGAAGAAATTACAGGCATTTTAACTCACTTAACTGATACATCCCAAAATACTCAGTTCCATGATAAATACTTTGCTGAAATTGATTTTGATTTGAGTAAATGTTTGTTTATCTTTAGTTATAATGATGAAACAAAAGTTAATTCTATTTTGAAAGATAGAATGTATCGTATTCAAACTAAGGGTTATAATCAGAAACAAAAGACGGTTATTGCTAATAATTATTTGTTGCCAAAGATTAGAGAACAAGTTAAGTTTATGTCTGAAGATATTATTATTCCTGAACAAACTCTTCATTATATGATAGAAAATCATTGTAATAAGGAAGATGGTGTTAGAAATCTAAAACGATGTTTAGAAATTATTTATACAAAATTAAACTTATATCGTTTAATGCATCCAGATACCAATTTATTCCAAGAAGAAATGTCTTTGAAAGTACAATTTCCATTTACTGTTACAAAAGATATAGTTGATAAAATGGTTAAAAAGTCTGATAATGAATTAACACCATCTTTGTATATGTTGTATTCGTAAGTTTGTATTAAATAAATAATTAATTAATTAAACCTTATAAAAATATATAATATTTTTATTATATCACAGGAAGACACTAGTACTATTTTTTATTATAGAAGTGTCCCAAAAACTTTTACAGATTTTTATGCTTTATAGCAGCAAGTAATTATTCTGTGTTTAACCTTAACCACCAGATATTAGATTAAATTTTTTACACCTTTTAACATTTCAATTCAACATTTAAAATGTTAAAAGGTATAAACGTAATGTATTAATTTTATATCAGTTTATTGTTAGTTTAGAAATATCATTTGTTTAAAATTATTTTATATATTCTATGTATAATAATGCCAGCCTTAAGTAATGGAAAAGTTACATCTAGTGTAATATTTTATAATAGAGGAGTTCCTAGTTCTTTTAAATTTTTTGGAAAATTAACTACAATTAATTATGAAATATTACGTCAAGTTGCCAGATCTAATGTTCAAAATAAAAGACCAATTTACTCTTTTATGTAATTTAAACAATAAAACTATATAAATATTTGTTAGTATATTATTTAATAAACTAACAAATGAATAGTGAGTTTGATATATTAATAGATATTTACGCAAACTTATCTCATAATCTTGAACATATCAAATCGTTTAAAAATAATATAATTAGAATTAAAAATAATATTACAGGATTAGATAATAATTATTTTGAGACACAATGTGCTTCTAGATTACTTACTGAATATATGAACATGTTTGATAGTATAGAAACATATAATGAAGTTATAAATAACTTGGATACTCTAAAGTTGTTTATTAAAAATAAAATAAACACCATTTGTAATCATGAATGGGTTTACGATACTATTGATATTGACCCAGAAAGAACAAAAAATATTTGTTATTGTGTTAAATGTGAAGTAACTAAGAAGTAATTATTATTTTTCATTTACACCCTTGAAGATTTAAAATTGCACCTTTCGGTGAAATAAAAAATTAAAAAGGTTTCAGAGCATGTAAAATTTGGCTTTATGTTTCAAAATTGAATGTTATAAATTATATTTTGTGATTTTATTGTTTTATTTTGTTTATCGCAAATTAATACTCAGAGTAGGGGACATTATTAAATCCGCGATTTTTTAAAAATTTATATTGGTCAACCGTCATACAAGCACAACCCATACTAGAAGAATAAGCATTAGGACAACATTCAGGAGCAAATGGAGTAGTAGCAAACATATCTAATTGACCTTTAGGTAAAGGGATTGGTTGTTTAGGTCGACCCCATATAGCTTTAATACCAGCATCAGGTTTAGTTCCTGGGCTGTATGTTAAAGTAGGCATAGACCAAGTAGATGGATTCATTATGTAACTAGGTGTTTTAAACTCAGCAAATTCTGGACCCATAGCAGAGTTATTTGCTCCCGTAAATCCTTCCGTAGTTCCAGACATTACAGTCATTTTCTCAAATAAATTTAATCGGCAACAAGAACACAATACATGTCCAAACATAACCCAAAATACAATAACAATAGCAATTAATATTTCAATACGAAATTTGTATGAACCAATAGAGATTTCCATATTATACATATTCTTTAGATAATAAATTTGTCTATGATATTATTGTAATCTTTTACATTTACTGAATTAATTATTAAAGTCCCATCTGTTGTCAGTAAATGAAATAATTTGTTTGGTCCTATTTTATTTTTATATTTCCTTAATTTTTTAGCTTCTACTTCAACCAATCCGTATACAACTGAACCATTATCTAAAATATCCCCTATTTTTATATTACTTATTTGTTTCTTATTTTTATGTAAATAAACTTCTGTATGTTCTTCAAATCCATTATCTAAAATTTCATGAATATTTTCTAAATTTATAATATTGTTATTTTCCTTATGTAAAATTTGTAATTCTTTAATAAAAATTTCATCCCAATCGCTAAATACAAGTGTATCTAATTCTATAATTTTGTTACTAGTATTTAAACAATACAAAAATGGTTTATTATATAATATTTGTTTCGCATTAGGATGTTGTTCAGCTCTAATCCACTTATTATTATATTTAACAAAATGACTACCACTAACAATAATGTTATTTAACTTGAACATTTTCATATCAGATGAAGTTACTTTTATTTTAGCTGTAACGTAACTACCATTAGCTAATATATCTCCTGTATTTATATCTTGAATATGTATTTTATTTCCATTTTGTAATGGTATTAGTGTTAGTTCATCAAAACAACGTAATTTTGGTATTCCAGAAGTTTTAATGTGAAGCACTTCTGTCATAAAATAAACAATTATCGCTAAAGGAATAGAAATTGCTAAAAATACAACTGTCATAGATGCTGCTGCTGGCCAAGTAAATGGTAAAATCCATAATCCAACAATAATAATAACCAAGGCTATTAAAATTTTAATAATTAATTCTAAAATGGCTCCTATTAATGCTTGTAGTGTATAATAAGAACCTAACATAGTATACAAGCTAGCTGTCATTGTACCTTGTATTTTTTGAAAGGTATCTATTAAAGCAATAAACATTTTTTGGATCGGTATCATAATATTTAATATTCTACTCATTACGTCTTCGGCAAATGTTTTAAAACTATTTCTAATTCTATTAATTAATTCTCTAATTTGTTGAATAGAGTTAGAAATTGCTTCAAAAATCTGTGTTAAAGATTTTATCATATATTGAAATGGTTCAAGAGCATATCCGATTATATTTGTTAGTATATTTTGAACACAATATTGAAAATTATCACTTGTATATTGAAATGCCGATGTTCCTTCTGGATGGGTAATTAATCCGGCAAATAACATATTTTGTGGTTTACATCTTTTATTAATCCAATCATCAGCAATAGCCTCTTTTGTTTGCATAACTTTACAATATGAAAAAACAATAAAAACGAATAAAGTTATAAAAATAAATATTATTACTGAATTTCCATATAGGTCAAAATATGATAGTTTATCATAAGTTTCATTTATAAAAATAATAGTTTTATTTATATTTTTATCACTATTTGTATAGTCTATTTTTGTTTGATTTTTATTATTACTCATATACTATAAATGGATAATAATAAACAATAATTTCTTAATTTTTTAGCAAATACTTTATTTTTTTTTGTTTAACTCCGTTGTAAGTTCATCATCTTCCCAATCCCAGAATACTTCATCATCTATTTTAATGCGTCTATTAGTTGTTATTAAACAAGAGAAATATTCTGGAATAAAATCTGGCTGTATTTCAGCAAATTTATAATCCCTAACATGAACCCATCTGTAATCATTTGTTTTATCAACAACAAAATGATCTCCTGTTACATATATATCTTGTTCCTTTCCTTTTATTTTATATAATGGTTCTTTTTTTGAATTATCTATTTTTAATACAGCAAATATTTTACCTCCATTTTTTAATTCAGCTCCTAAAGGAGCATCTTCCATTTTATAATGTTTTCCATTAGCGAGTGTTATTTCTGTTTTAGGATGAAAACATGAACCAATTGCTCTAACTAGTTGACCTGGTGGACCAGACCAAGCGCTATTCATTGTTTTAATAGAACCATCTAAAACATACATAATAGTTACAACAATAGCAATCATTTTTCCAACCATATCTTTTATGCTAATAATAATTTTTTGAAATTCAATAATTAAATTTAGAAATACTCCAAAAACGTTTTGAATAATATCAGATACAAATCCTCTAATTGAGCTAAACATTTGACGTATATTATTGATAGATTCATTAAATTGACCTCCAATAGATGTTAAAGATGTAATCATATAATTCAATGGTTGAAGTAAATAACCCGTCAGATTTATTTGAGTATTTTGAACACAATATGTAAAATCTTCTGAAACATTCTCTGAAAAAATCCAATAAGGTGGATTACATCTATATAGTGGCCAGTTTTCTCTAATCTCTAAAACAGATTTAAAATACATCATAACAGTTATTTGTGCGAGAAAACCTAAATTTACATATATTAGATTTAAATAATTATTCATTGTTGGCATAATCTATAATATTATTATATATATATATTTATATTTATTTTCATATTTTTATCTATTAACGATGATGTCTCTTAACACTTTTTCTTCTTCTGGATCTGCGACCTTTTCTTGATTTTTTTCCGCCACTTAAACATCCCCAATAATACCAAGCTCCGCCTTTTTTCAAATGTTTACGAGATTTGGTTTTAGAACCTCCTTTGGTTCCATAATAAGTAGCTTGTTGTTGTGCTGCTATTATTGCAGTATCACCTGGGTTACCGTTGACAGTTCCATCATATGCCGCGCTATTTTGATTGTTAAGTGCTAATTTGGCGATAGCTTCGTTATTAGCATTAGTTGCCCCTTTATTGGGGTCAATTGATGATGCTGGAACTACTTGTACAACTGGAGGATTTGCTCCTCCTCTATAACGTTTTTTTCCTCCTGATTGCTTGTTTCCTGCCAAAGAATTTTGTAGGTTAGCTTGATTATTTTGTTTAATAATAGCTGAATCAAACGGATTCTTTGCTCCGGCTTCTAATGGTGTAACTTCTTTTGGTGGAAGTGCGCTTGGTATAACTCTTTGTTGAGAACTCATTTATATAATATAATAATATATTTTAATAAGTTAGAGTTTAAAAATAGTATTCTAAAATAATAGTATAATGGACGATAATCAAAGACTTCATTTACAAAAAATGATAAGTGCCAATAATGTTGAAGATAATACAGAGTTAATAAGAAAATTAAAACATAGTCACGTATTACGCGATAATGTGAATACTTTAATTATGCTAATGGCAAAATATCAAAATGATCCTGAAAATGTTCATTTAGAAGCTATGGCAGAATGTAATTTCTTATTTACATATTATACAGATATTTACAACAAAATAAGAAAGGATGAAATAGATTTAAAAATCTTGTTTAGGGCATTCGATGTATTGAGAGATATTGAAGATGGTAAGTTAGATCAGCATGAAGGTGCTTTTGAATTTGGTACTCTTTTAAAGAAAGTTTATGTTGATAGTGCCTTAAAAAAGGCAGAAAAATTGAATGCCGAGACTGGTGAAAAAGAGCCAGAATATAAAGGTCCTCAAGTTAATGTATCATGGTGTCAATTTAAAAAAATGCAAGGAAAAAAGAAGTAAACGCATAATATATTTAATACTAAATAATATTGAATATATTAATTGATATCTTTGACCACTACTTTGGCTACATTACTAATAATCTTGTTGATATTTTTCTTCCCCTCTTCTTTAGTTACTTCAGAATTACTAACAATTTTTAGATATAAATCATCTGAGAAAATATCTTTAAGTTTTTCAAAAATATTATCGTAATACATTTTTGCGTTATTTTTTGGTTTTGTCAGTATTATGGTAAGAACATTCATCTTCGAGGGTCTTTTTCAAAACTTTTTTTTGGATTTTCAATTTTGGACATTTATTTTTGTCCATTTTCATTTTTGGCTCTGACTTTTTTTGAATTTCTTCGAAGAATATATATTATTTTTAAACCTACTTAAAGAGTCTTTAAATTACTTTCCTAATATATTTATTTATATTATTCATCATTTTTCAATTTAAAAACATCAATATACTATTACTATGTCTCTTGATTTTGCTATTATACCCGTAACTAATGATGTTATATCAGAAGCATATGACATTCAAACTAAACTTAAAGATAATATTAAACTTGAAATTAATATTATAATTGATACTAATTACAGCACACCTTTAAATTCTAGAATTAATAAGTGGAAAAAACAATCTTATGATATTATTACGATTGATGAAGATTATAATGAAACTCATTCCATCGTTGTTATATTTGCTGATAAGGGTTCCAGAGGAAAACGTATAAAAGTTGATGAATTTATTGAATTAGTTGCCAGTTTTGAAGATGAAAATGAACATATTAACACCAATTCTGATAATATAACTGATGAACTTGATACCAATCAACAAGAAGGATGTATTATTATGTAAAATAATATATATAAAAATAATAAAGATTATTTAACATATTATATAAATGCCTATATCATTAGTTATTGTTGAATCCCCCGCTAAATGCAAAAAAATAGAATCTTATCTAGGACCAGGTTATAAAGTTATTGCATCATTTGGACATCTACGCAACATCTCTGGTCTTGAATCAATTGATATTAATAATAATTTTAATACCAAATATTCAGTTATTAATGAAGACCTTAAACTTAAACAAATTGAAAAAATACGTTCGGAAATTTCTAAGTCAGATGATGTTATTATTGCTACAGATGATGATCGTGAAGGAGAAGCTATTGGATGGCATATTTGCGAACTATTCGGACTATCTATTACTAATACTAAACGTATTATTTTTCATGAAATTACTGAATCAGCTATACAATCAGCTATTTCACATCCTAAACGCATTAATCTAAATTTAGTTCAAGCTCAACAAGCCAGACAAATTTTAGATTTATTAGTTGGGTTTACTATTTCACCTATTTTGTGGAATTTTGTATCTAAAACCCATAATAGTAGTTTATCTGCTGGTAGATGTCAAACACCAGCATTACGTCTGGTATATGAAAATTATTTAGATATTAAACAATCACCAGGCAAAATAGTATATAATACATCTGGTTATTTTACAAGCCTCAATCTTTTGTTTGAACTTAATAAACAATTTGATAATGAAACGATTATTAGAGATTTTCTTGAACATTGTAAAACATGGGATTTTAAATATACAGTAACATCTCCGAAGAGAACAATTAAAAAATCTCCTGAACCATTAACCACTTCAACATTACAACAATTGGCATCAAATGAATTACACTTATCACCTAAAGAAACTATGAAATATGCTCAACAATTATATGAAAGTGGATATATTACTTACATGCGAACTGATTCCAAAAAATATAGTCAAGAATTTATTGATAGTGTAAAACATTTTATTAAAATTATTTATGGAGAACAATATATTAGTCAAACAATTGATAATCTTATTGTTGGAACTAAAGAAGAACCTTTAGGTGACAAAAAAAAGACAAAGAAAACAGTTGCTGAAAAGAAAGGAATACCTCCACCTCAAGAGGCACATGAAGCTATTAGACCTGTAAATGTAAATATTAGTTCACCTTCATTTGAGGTTTCAACTAATGAATTACATGCTAAAGCAATTAGATTATATGAACTAATTTGGAGAAGAACATTAGAAACATGTATGTTTTCAGCCCAATATAATTCTATTAGTGCAAAAGTATCAGCACCATTAGATTTAGAATTTATATATAAAGCCGAACAACCAATTTTTTTAGGTTGGCAAATTATTAGTCAAACTTCAAAGAAAGATGATGAAACTAACACAATACATTACCAATTTCTTCAAACTTTAAAACAAGATGTTAGTATAAAACCTAAAAAAATATATTCTAAATTTACGATGACCGAACTTAAATCACATTATACAGAAGCCAGACTTGTTCAACTTCTAGAAGAAAAAGGTATTGGTAGACCATCAACATTTGCCTCTTTGGTTGATAAAATTCAGGAAAGAAAATATGTTGAAAAACAAAATATATCTGGTAAAGAAATTGAAGCTATTGATTTTACATTGACAGATACAAATATTTCTCAAGTTGTTAGTAAGAGAGAATTTGGCGATGAGAAAAATAAACTCGTTATTCAGCCATTAGGTATTATAGTCATAGAATTTCTTCTTGAAAAATTTGATATGTTCTTTAATTATGATTATACAAAGGAAATGGAAGATGATTTAGATAAAATAGCTAATGGAAACTTAATTTGGTATCAATTATGTGAAAAATGTAATACTAGTTTAACTAATATAACTAATAAATTACAAGAACTTAAAAAAATTAGTATTGAAATAGATAAAAATCATACATTAATTATTGGTAAACATGGTCCAGTTGTAAAATATATAGATTCAAAAGATGGTAAAAATGTTAGGTTTATCCAAGTTAAAAAGAATTTGGATCTACAAAGTTTAAAACATAATGTTCTTCAGTTAAAATTAGAAGATATTATAGATACGACAGTAATTGATAAAAAAGCTATTGGAAAATATAAAGGTCAAGATTTATTTATTAAGAAGGGTAAGTATGAAATTTATGCTCAATGGGGAAAGGAAACAAAATCATTAAAAGAATTTGGTGCGTTTAACAATTTTACGAAAATAGAAGAAATTCAATATATAGATGTCATACGATATCTAGATAAAGATACTGTTTTAGAACCATCAAACCCCGTTGGTTTGGTGCGTGAATTAAATAATCATTTAAGTATAAGAACTGGAAAATATGGTGATTACATTTTTTATAAGAAACCTCGTATGAAAAAGCCAGAATTTTATAAATTAAATGGTTTTGATAGTGATTATAAAAAATGTGATAAAATGTTAGTTATAAATTGGATAAAACAAACATATAATGTAGAATAATTACACATATTTACTCCCATATGATTGTTGTTGACCTAAATCAAACGCATTAACAATACTATAAGATCTTTCTTGTTGTGGTTTTAATATATTTAATTCGAGCATAAACGAATATTCAAATTGTCCAAATTCAAGAGTTACGCCATTATGATATCTAAATTTAACTTTTATTTTACTAATTCTTTCGGCTGGAGGATTCCAATACTTATATGGTCCCATATCATTATCAAACCATTGAGATATTGGTGTTGTTGGAACTGGAATTTTAGCAAAGGCAGAATTAACTATACCATTTGTTTGATTATTAGTAGTAGTATAAAGTGACAAATTATAGGGTGATGTTTCATCAATACAATTCCATCCATCTATTTCCATAAATATATACGCTGGTCCCATAAAACTAATTTTAAATGGAGCTTGTAAAAAATAAACTTCAGCTCCAGGAAGATTTGGTAATAACCAAAAGCCATTATCTCCTGAACCAGTAATAGCATCACCATAAAAAAAGCGTGGTACAGAACCGGTATCTTTTAAATTAACATATACCGAACCTTCTCCTGGAAACTGCTCTAAATATTCTTTTACTGTATATGCTATAGTGTCACACCTTGTAAAACCTAAATAAGCTGGTAATCCCCAATTAGACCACTCAGGTAATTGATTTCTTCTTAAACAATTTGAGTTTACTAATAATCTATCAAAATAAACATTTGAGGAATTTGTTAAAGTAAATTGATCAGCATTATTACCAAACCATAATTTTTGAGATACAGAATTGTATACAATTTTAAATCTATTATAACCACTAGAAGCCTCAAATAATGTTTTAGCAGTAGTATAGTCATTACCATTCCATAAGGATGGGTCACTAAAAAACATATCTATAACTCTTGATGTGGCAAAATTAAATTTGTTAGTTAATTCGGTAGCCATTTGTTGTGGATTATAGAAACCAGGTTCAATATCAGTATTAATTTCTTTATCTTGATAATAATATAACGCAGCAAAAATGCCTTCGGTTAATGGATTACTAAATAAATGTTCTCCTGGATTGTATAATTTATTCATTTTAAAAGAAATAACTACATTATAGTATGGTACTGAAAAAACATTATAATTAGCTGGAAATGACCAAGAATATAATCTAGCAGAAGCAACATTTAAATATTCTTGTGGAAGAAGCATTTCAAACTCAGCAGAATTAGGATATTTAGTAATATCTCTATCTTCAGAGTTAATTGATATATATTTTTTTTCAAGGAAGTATTGATTAGAATTTTTAATCAACGGATGATTATTAAAAATAGTATTACTCATATATATATTTATAAGTAAAATTTTTTTTATATAAATATTTGGTAAATATATATAATGGCTGAACCAAATTATAATGGTAAACAACCAAATAATACCGCATATATAAAAAATTTTACATATGGTACTCCAGCAAATTTATGGAAAGTTAAAGATTATACAAAATCAGATAATACAAAAGAGGCGGTAATAATGCCTTTATCAACAAATTTTGAAAGCTTATATATTCCTGGTGATTTATTCGTAGATGGAAGTATAATAAATCCGTCTGATATTAATTTAAAAAAAAATATAATAACATTAAATGTTGAAATAACAGAAAAACTGATGAATTTAAGACCGACTTCATTTGAGTTTAAAGACGATCCATTAAGTAAAACACATTATGGTTTTATAGCATCTGAATTAGAAAATCAATATCCTGAATTAGTAAAAATAAAGCCACATCATAAATACACAAATATAAAATCAGTAAATTATTTAGAAATAGTTCCTTTGTTAGTTCATAAAATACAAAAAATGCAAAAAGAAATAGATGAGTTAAAGAGTAAGATAATTTCTTAAATTAATGGAATAATTAATAGATAATTATATACCTATATATTAATTATAATGTTTCCTAGTTTAGAATTAAAACAAGTAATAAATGTACTTTTAGCAATTGTGGTAGCATCATGTATAATAATAGTAATTACAATGAATATGACGGATCCAAATGGTTTATCAGCATTAATAGGAGGTTATGCGGGTTTATTACTGGGAATGCTATTTATAATGATAGTTTTTTTAATATTTACAAATACAACATATTTAGATATGTTTCCAGTTGTAATGGTTATAATTATAGCGGGATTATTGATGATTTATTTATACATATATTTTGATAATATATCAGCCGGTCATGTATCAGGTTATTACTCAAGTTTTTCATTAGTATCAGCAATATTTTTATTTACACAATTAATAAGTATTTTTACTGCTATTTATAGTAAAACAGATGAAAATCCTAGTGCTCCACTATTCAAACCAACAACTTTTTCATTGTTAGTATTATTAGGTGTGATTAATATGTTAGCTGTAATTACAATTGGTATAGTATTACATTTTTACTCAACGCAAGGTTAAAATAAAACAATAATATTAAAGAATTAAAAATTTGTATGTTAGTCCGTATTCAGTTTCAGTCTCCCATATGCCTGCTATTTTAAGTAAAAATGTATTGCCTATTTTATCAGATGTTTCTGAAAAAACTTTAATATTTCCGTTCTTAAGCTGTTCATAAATTTTATATTGTGGTATTTTTCCAAGAATAGATGACTTTTTAATAATACCTTCTTCAATAATCCGAAGTTTGTCAATAAGTTCTTTGTATTGAAATGTATCAAACGAACACTTATACTTATTGTAATATTTATCAATTGATGTATAGTTTAAATTAATATTAATGTATATTCCATTTAAAATAAATAGAGATGTGGAATAAATAATTCTAATAAAATTGCCATTATTCATAATATTATTTTTTATAGGTTCTAAAAAATAGACATTATCTTCGTTGTATTGTTCAATATTTTTAACGATATTCATTATCCTTAGTAAGTTTGTTAATATGTTTTTAATATAATATGTAAATTATTTTATAAATTATAAAATAAAGAATATGTAATAATAATTATATAATGAAATTTCTTGAGTCGCATTTTGAAGAATATACGAATGAAGTATGTAAATCAAACTTACATCAAAAATTAGAAAAGTGTTATTCCCGTTTTCCAGAGACATTAGATAAGTTAAGAAATTTAATTTTTTATGGTCCAAGTGGTGTTGGAAAATATAGTCAGATGTTACATGCTATAAAGAGATATAGTCCAACAGAGTTAAAATATGAAAAAAAGATAAGTCTAACTTATGATAAAAAGCAATATTTTTTTAAAATAAGTGATATACATTATGAAATTGATATGTCTTTGTTGGGTTGTAATTCAAAGTTATTATGGCATGATATATACATACAAATAGTAGATGCTTTATCGGCAAAAACTAACAAAGTAGGTATAATAGTATGTAAAAATTTCCATCATATACATAGTGAATTATTAGAAAACTTTTATAGTTATATACAGGATAATAACTCTTTGTTAGTGAGTATAAAATATATTTTACTAACAGAGGAAGTAAGTTTTATTCCGGATTCAATACTAAATTGTTGTGAGATAATAAATATTCCGAGACCAACAAAAAGCGCTTATACAAAATGTTTAAGACAAAAAATACCAAAGGATTTAAAGATAGATAATATAGTAAATATTAAATATTTACACACAGGTATATATGAATTGATGTACCCTCATAAAATAATATGCGATAAAATAATTAAAGAGATGATAGAAGTAGATAATTTAAAATTTTTGAAATTTCGTGATTTATTGTATGATATATTTATTTATAATTTAGATATAACAGATTGTATATGGTATATACTAACAAACTTAATAAAATCAAAAAAAATAAAAACAAAAAATATGTCTGATATACTATTGAAAACGTATAGGTTTTTGAAATATTATAATAATAATTATAGACCGATTTATCATTTGGAAAGTTATTTGTTTTATTTAATGCAAATGATTTATGGGTTTCTTTAAGTATTTTTAAAACTAACTTAAAAAAAAATATATATTTACAATTCTCAAATATTATGTATATAAAGATTACAACATAGTTACATTTAATGGATTTACAAACAGCGTTAGATGAATTGGAGATATCATTAGAACTAACAAAAATTGACCAAGATTATATTAAAAAACATTATCGTAAAATGGCATTAAGGTGGCATCCTGATAAAAATAATAATGTAAATGCTAAAGAAAAATTTCAAAAAATAAATGAAGCATATGATTATCTATCAAATGAGTTAAGAATTTTAAATGGTGAAACAGAAGATTCAAATACTTCTCAACCATTTGTTAGTTTAGAGTCAAAAATTTATATAGATATTCTTAGCAACTTTATTTCATCTTTATTAAAAGGGGCTTATAATGAAATATTGTTTAATATAGTAAAAGAAATATCATTAGGTTATGAAGCAATAACATTAACCTATTTGAGAAAAAAATTTGAAGTTCTTGATAAACAAAAATCAATTGAATTATATCGGTTATTATACAAATATAAGGATATATTATATATTAAAAGTGATACTTTAGAACTTGTTAGTTCAATCATAAAAGAAAAGTATAAAAATGATAGAGGTTTTATATTGAAACCAAATTTAAAGGATATTATAGATCATAATATATACAAATTATATGTAGATGATAAATTATATTTGGTTCCATTATGGCATAATGAATTATATTTTGATGCTGAAGATGGAACAGAAATCATTGTTTTATGTCAGCCAAAATTACCAGAACATATAACTATTGATGAAAATAACAACATTTATTGTGAGACAAATATAAAAATAGATAGTGAATTAATGTATTTAATAAAAAATGAACAATTTATTAGTGTAGAACTAGGTGAAAAATGGTTTTCAATTCCGTTAAACAAGTTGTTTATAAAAAAAGAGCAATCATATAAGTTTAAAGGTCAAGGTATAGCACAAATATTAGAAAATAATATGTATGATGTTAGTTGTAGGTCAGATATAATAATAAAAATTATATTAATATAATATAATATAAATGCCATATTTCAATAATGTAAATGGTTATAATATATTATTAATACATATTCCAAAAACAGGTGGTTCAAGTTTAGAACATTATTTTAGCAAAAAAATAATGTAACAGTCTCATTATATTCATCATCAACAGACGCTTATTATAATAAATCTTTACAGCATTTAGAATTAGACACAATAATAACAAATAAAGAAAAAATTAACAATGATTATAATATAGAAATAGATTTAAACGAACCTAAGTTAAAAATAATAACAGTTGTTAGAAATCCTTATACAAGAATTATAAGTGAATTATTTTGGAATAATAGTATAAATAAATCAACATCTAAATCTGATGTTTTTAATATAATATCTAATAACTTTAAAGAATATAAGACTAATGATAATATTTTAGACAATCATATAAAACCTCAATTTAAATATTTAATTGATAAAAATGGTAAATTTTATAAAAATATTACTATTTTACGAAAAGAAAAATTAACTGAATTAATGCGGATACAATGATTTTGATGAATACGTAAATGTTAAAATGGGTGATATAAATCCATTTAATTATTTAAACAAGCAAAGTATAAGACTTATAAATAATTTTTATTTTAATGATTTTATATGCTTTGGTTATAAAATTATAAAAATATGAATAAGTATTTTAATATCGTAATTATTACGAAATTAAAAAAATTATAATTTACATTACAAATATTTTTTATTAATATAATTTTTTCTATTATTCTATTTTTCTATTTTTCTTCAAAATGTATTTAACACTCACTCATTCTTCCTGCGAACAATCTTCTTTTTTGGTTTAACCTCTTCTACTGATTCTTCTACAACGTTAACAGGAGTAAACGTTTGAATATGTTTATGTTCATCATCAGAATCAGCTACAATAGTAGTTGGCGCTGTATCATGTTCAATATCGTCTTCTGGAGGAGGCAATGACTTCATCTTTTCCTTATCAGCTGCCTTAGGCTTCAAGAAGCAAATACCTTCCATAGTTTGCTTAGGCTTTTGAACAATGGCTTGCTTCAAATTCCAAGTAATAGAGACCTTGCCATTAACAAACCATAATCCACCGCATTGTAGCAAGCAAATAACATGACTCTTAGGCTTCAAGTATTCAAGAGGAGACAAATGAGGGTTAACTTTTCCATTAATATATAGAGGTTCTCCATCCTCATCATAAATTTCAGGCTTCCAAACACCAGACCATTGAGAAATCTTAACAGTTAAAGTAGGAGGCTTAGTTTCATCTAATTCCGCTGAACCCTTAGTCTTCTTAGGATGTCTCAGCATAACATTAAACTTTTCATCAATAACTTCAGCGCTCTTGATCTCCTTGCCAAACCATTCCTTAGAATAAGTCATTGCATCACCCTTAACCTTTTGTTCCAATGCCTTCATTGAGCTTAAGAATGCTTCAGCATCATCATTAGTGTATTCAGCACTAGGAAATTGAAGTGCCATAGTCCATTTACCAGTTGGCTTACCGGTTCCTTGCTCTTGTCCCTCTTGAGCGCCCCATGTTAACATAAGAGGAGTGGAAATAGTAAGCGATTCCTTAGAATGCTTGTTATATAGATTAACTACCTTTCCGCCAGAAGCATGTGGTTTAGGAGCTGAATAAGCGAATACATTAACATTAATATTAGTTCCGTCAACAATAAAGTCTGCCATTCTGTATGTATACTATTTATATATACAGTATCTTTAAATCAATTTTTTTTTTTAAATATAAATTGATTTCAAAAGCTTAATTTGAAACTAAGTATTGTAGCAAATATATTTACTAAAATATATTAAAGTAAAATAATACAGAAACATTTCTTATATATTATATATATATAAATGTCTACTGAATTTATATACGCAAAAATTGCTAAAAGCAAAAATGATAACATAAATAATGATTACTTTATGTTTTTAGAGAATAAAATCTCAAAAAAATTAGGAAAAATAGATGGAGAACTAGAAACAATACCAAATTTTGATGAATATGGACTTTTATTGAAATACAATTATAATATAAAACAATTAAAACAAATTGCAAAAGAACATAAATTAAAAATTACAGGAAACAAACTACAATTAGTTTTAAGAATATATTCATATTTGTATTTATCACATTTAGTAATTAGAGTTCAAAAAATAATTAGAGGCTGCTTACAAAGAAAATATAATAATATACATGGTCCAGCTTTTAAAAATAGAACTTTATGTACAAATAATTTTGACTTTTTATCTATGGATGAACTAACAAATATTCCAAATGAACAATTTTTTAGCTTTAAAGATGATGATGGATTTATATATGGCTTTGATATATTATCATTACATAATTTGATTTATAAGTGTAATGGTGCGGTAAAAAATCCATTTAATCAGCAACCACTAACATCAAAAGTTATTGAAAATTTTAGATCATTATTAAGGCTTAGTAGGGTATTAAAAATAAATATATTAACTGAACTATCTGATGTTACAAAAGAAGTATCTGATAAAAAATTAGTTGAATTAAGAGCACTAACATTATTTCAAAATATTGATGCTTTAGGAAATTATTCAAATTTTCAGTGGTTTTTAACATTAAATAGAAATCAATTAATTAAATTTTTAAAAATATTAGTAAAAATTTGGCAATATAAAGCAAATTTATCAAATAAAGCAAAAAAAGCAATCTGTTATCCAAGTGGAAATCCATTTCAAGGCCTACCAAATTATAGTATTTTAGAATCACTAGATAATTTAGACGAAGTTCGTAAGATAATTTTAGAGATAATGGAAAAATTAGTAAATACAGGTATAGATAAAGATAATAAATGTTTAGGTGCGTATTATGTGCTTAGTGCACTAACTTTAGTAAATAATGAAGCTGCTACATCATTACCATGGTTATTTGAAGCCGCATACTATATGTAGTAGGGCAATATTTGTAATTAATTTTTAAAATAAAATTGAGATATTTTAATATATTAGACCATAGATAATAACAAATAATATATATAAGCCCCAAAACTATTTAAAAAGATAAAATAGTAGTATGGTATAATAGAATGCCAAGCCAAAGCAAGTCTAAGATTAAAGTCACTGAGACTACCTCTGTTGTTAATACCCCTGTCGTTGAACAGGTTGCTGTCGTAAGCACTAGTGCTTCTGAGAAGCCCAAGAAGGAAACAAAGCCTAAAGCTCCGAAGGCTCCAAAGGCTACTAAGTCCGATGCTCCTGTTGTTTCTGGTCCTGCCGAACCCCCTGCTTTAAACACTAGTGTTAACGAGAATGTTGAAGCTGATACTGCTGACCTAGCTGCTCAATCCACCGAGTTTCTTGCCAAACTCAACCAATTAGGCGCACTCTTTGCCACTTTAAAGGCTGAATTCCGTTCTCTTGAGAAGAAGTGGTCTCGCGAAATCAAGACTGCTCAAAAGTCTCAAGCTAAGCGCAAACGCAAGTCTGGAAACCGTCAGCCTTCTGGTTTTGTTAAGCCTACCAAAATCTCTGATGAGCTTGCCAAGTTTCTTGAAAAGCCTGTTGGAACCGAGATGGCTCGCACTGATGTCACTCGTGAAATCAACACCTACATCAGATCCCACAAGCTCCAAGATAAGGATAATGGTCGCAAAATTAACCCAGATGCAAAGCTTGCTGCTCTCTTAAAGCTTAAGAAGACTGATGAACTTACCTACTTTAACCTTCAGCGCTACATGTCCCCTCACTTCTCTAAGGCTGAGAAGACTGCCACTGCTTAAACTGGATAAAAACATAATTTTATAAAAAACATAAAAATTTTAGAATGTCAACGTATCATATTTAAATTAATAATTTTTTATTAATTTAAACAATTATTTTAAAATACTTATAAATGTCTATTCATATAAGACTCAAAATTTTCTACACTATCTATTCTTTAACTCATCATTTTTTTATGAGTTGCTCTTAGAATAGCCCCAATTAAATCTATTTCACTTAAATGTGTTTGATATTTTTTTACAGTTTCCATACTAATTGATTGTTCTTCATCTAAAAACTGAAAGGATTCATTAAGTATATATTTAACACAGAAATCGGCTGATAGTTTTTTAGGTCTTTAAAATGTCTAACAAACTAACAGCATAAATATTAGCTTTTAAAGTTTCATAATCATATTGATTTCTATACAAGTCATCTTTTGTAATAGCCATTATAGTATATATTTATAATATTTATTTAACTTGTTATAAGAACTAAAATATTTATTAAATTATAATAAAGACAAACTAACAAAGGTGTAATGAATGACTGACATTCAAAAGCAGATTACGAATCTTAAAAAACAAAATGATGGAATGATGATTTAAAGACAATTTTAGGTTCCCTATATGATGATTATGACTTTATTGCGATTGAAGAACAAGAAGCTATTAGCAAAATATTGAAAAAAATGGAAAAAAATGAAGATGAAAATGATGAAGCATTAATTGGTGAAGTTTATTTACATTAGTTATATTTATTTTTACAAAATATGAAATCTTCTTCTTTCATAATATTTTCTATATCATCTTGTCTAATAGGTTCATTTACTACCTTTATATTTTTAAATATTTCTAATTTGTTATGATCACACTCTAAGTTAAACATGTTATTTATTTTATTTAATAATTCAATATCATTAATATATTCTGTATTATTGATCAGCCAATTATAAAAATTCGTTTCCTTTGAATCTTTAAATTTCTTAAAATGCTTAATTATTAGCCTTAGGCTTACAATATCATTGTTACCATTAGCATTTATATTGTAATCTGTTCCAGATAAGACACAAATTTCTTTGAATTCTTTTTGAGTCATATTGAGTTCATTATAAATTCCTTTGGTATAATATAATACAACTGTGTGTGCTATTAAACTAAAATATCTAAGAACTCTAGTACATCCATATACAAACAAATCCATATCTTCGCTCAGACATGCCCAAACTTTCTTTTTAATAACAAGTAAAGCACATAGTTCATCAGCTTCACCGGGAGCATCATAATATGTAGCACCATAGGCTCTAATAAGAGCTTTTACGCTTTCAATTTTGTCTTTATTAATTTTAACAAAATGTTTTTTGAGTTGAACCATAGCTGCAATAATATCTTGTTTGTCGTCATCCTCTTGTTTTGATTCTAATTGTATTTTTAATTTATCATATTCTTCTTGAGCAGCTTCTTTGTCTTCTCTTCTCTTTTGGAGAAATGCTTTCTTTTCAGGAGGAGGTTTTCCATCAAAGATAAATATTGGAATAATATTGTAATACCTAAAGATAGATAACATTACATAAATATTTTCAAGTAAGACATTTTCAGCTTCATACTTGTATAAATAAATACTAATATCAACGACAATCTTCTTACCTGAAAGCTCAGAAATATTAATACATCTGATAGACTCAGGACAATTGTCTCTTAAATATCGGTTTAAATTTCGGATTCCCATTTTGTTATATGTATTTCGGTATCTTTAACTTTAACTAATATTTAGTTAAAAATGTCAATTTTTTATTATAATAATAAATATAATGAGTATTGTAGTGACAACTATACCAAATCAACCAATTGAAAATCAAAATTTTTTTACAAATTATAGTGAAATAGATAACGTACCTGTACCTTTTAATACATATGTATTACAAAATACATCTAATAATAATGTATCAAATACTTTTGTAGTTCCCCCATATGGAATATATACAGGCCCAATTATAACTAACTTATCATCATGCTCAAGTTTGATAAAAGACTCTAATCATAATTTTTATTTTACAAATAATCCTAGTTTTTTTGTTCAAGCAGGTAACTATAATATATATAAAGCAACTGTTAATCCTAATTCTATTAGTGTATTTATAAGTTATGTATATGATACAGATCTTATAAATTCATGTCCAATAGGGTTAGCAATTGATAGTCAAGGTTATTTTTATGTTGCTTTACAAATTGGAAATAAAATAAAAAAATATAACTCAGATGGAACAGGTGGAACTGTTTTTATTAATGCAGGACTACTAAATGGTCCTTGTGGAATAGTATTTGATAGTTATGATAATTTATATGTAGCTAATAGATATTCAAATAATGTATTAAAATATGATTCAAGTGGTTCATCACCAATAACATTATCAAGCATAAGCTTTGATAATCCTTGTGCAATAGCATTTAATAATATTGGTGAATTATTTGTAGCAAATGTTACTGCAACCATTTTTAAAATTAGTATGCCATTCACATCATTATCTACAGTACAAACAATAAATACATTAGGCGGCAGACAATCAGTTAATATGGTTTTTGATATTGATAATAATATTTATTTACCAGATTTCAATAATATTTTAATAGAAAAACTAGAATATAATTCATGGACTTCTACTATAACACAATTGTATGGAAGCACGGTAACGGGTAGAATTGGAGGAATAATACTAAATAAATTTGGCGATATAGTTATGATTACAAATACTATTCCACAAGCAATCGGTCTTACAACACCTATCCAGCAAATTCAAGTAGATCAATTATTTTTAACATATTGGTTTAACAATGTTAATCTTCCAGCAGGTAATATACCATTAAAATTAGTAAATATTACTGTGGGTCAGATACCAACAGCTATAGCTAATTTTACAATTTATGTAAAAGGAACAACACCAGGAACAACACCAAGCACAACACCAGGAACAACACCAAGCACAACACCAGGCACAATATGTTTTAAAGAGGGAACAAAAATATTATGTAAATTGAATGGTCAAGATGTATATATACCTA